AACTGTATTGTCAGTTTTTTTGACCATAGCTCGTATTATATCTAATGCGAGTTTTTTTAATGCAGACCCTCTTAGGAAAGCAAAAATAATAGGTTCAATGATTTTTAGCATTGTAAATAGGTAGTTGCTAGTCTTATAGTAGCTCAACCTATGCATCTAGAGCTATAACCTCTTCTGTTAGTGGTCAATGGGAGAGGTTATCTTCTTGACTTGTTTTCTGCTACTGCTAGTTCTACTTCTTTTAGACGATGAAATACTTCTTTCATGTCATCATGCATATCATCTATTTTTGTAGTTAATAATTCTATAGCTGTTGTATTTCTCACAAGATCATCTCTTGATTGTCTGCCTCGATAAGATACTGATCCTACAGATACAAAACAAGCTGTCATCATTGCTCCCCCAACTGCTGCTATTACTTCAACCACTTTACGAGTCCTCAATATATGTCTATTATGACAGAAAAGACTTATGCCAGTAAAGAAACCTAAAAATCTTTTGCAAAAAATAAAAGAAAAAGTAAGCGATAAAGAAGAACAATTTGAGTACATCTCAATAGCTGTCCGACTTCTCGTAGTTTTTTGGTCGGGTTTGCTCGTTACAAGTAATTACTTACCTAAGATTCCAGGCATCACAACAGGAGAAAAGCAAGATATCACGTTCCCAGCTTCTCTTCTCGCTACGGCTCTGAGTTCTTTTGGGCTAGAGCAAGCTAAAAAAGGTAATAAGAAAGACGATAAAGTTGCCGAAAACGAAGGTATGATACAGACTATAAGGGTAATAACTCCTCTCAAGATTGAGGGAGCAGAAGTAATCGACCCTAAACCACAAAAATGAAAAAGCTACTTCCATTTATTTTTGCACTATCAGCAGCAACTCCAAGTTATGCCGAGATTACAGCTAAATATGTAACGTCTGCACAAATTTCCATTGACTCGCCTTATGTAATCACTAATGCAGCCCCATCGAGCTACAGCATAAGTGGGAACAATGTTACCACATCTACAGGAACAGGAGATTCGCTTGTTACTAATGCTATTGGAGGACTTAATCTTGGTTCGCTATCTTCGGGTGTACCAGCTGTTGTTAATACAAATAAAACTGTTACAACAGCCGGGTCGGCCTTCAGTTTTTCCGAGAGTTACCAAGCCGGGGACAGTACTCAATCTGCAATCACACCTAGTTCTGGCATCGCAACTCTACCTGTTCTTGGTGGACAGACAACAGTAATCTCAGGTGGTACTGCTGGATCGCTTGCACTTACTTCGTTAAGTTCTGGAATTCATACCTGCACAGCAGGGGGAAGTGGTACAAGCTGTATTGGATCTACAACTGTCAGCATAGAAATTGACTAAACTTTGTTTACTGCTAATATTCTTATACCCGATCAAAGCTCTTGCTACACCTGTAGTTCCCCAGTTTCGTTCCGGGTCGAGTACGACCAGCTCGACTTCTGAATCAGTTATAAATGAAACGATCACAAGTCATCAATATCGTACAGGTTACACATTCTCAGTTTCGGGTCATAATATTGAAAGTACAGACATTGATGGATACATTGATCCGACTCAGACAACTGTTAATGAACAAACTGTTGGAGGAGTAAATTTTAGTTGGACTTCTATAGATGGCACAACAAATCCAAGATGGAAGGTAGCAGTTCCCGGAAGTTCCTTCAGCTTGGTCGAAAGCGTCATGGCACCAGGTTTGGACACAATAACAACAATAAACAGAACTATAACAACCTCAACTACTACAGAATCTACAAGTACCTTTGGGCAATAGCAATATTACTAAGTCCTGTCAAAACCCTTGCAAACACTACTGTTGCTAGTCCTCAATCGCAAAGTACCGGGGTAGTTAATAACAATGCCACAATGATAACCCCTTCTAGCCATCCACAATTTAGGATGTCGCAAGGTATTGTCTGTGCATCTCCTACTCTCACGATTACTCCATACATGACAGATTCGTGGAGCTTTAACCGACCTATAGAATATACAACTCGTACTCCAATCTATGACGAAGATACAGGAGAAATAAAATATTACCAAGAGATACCAAGATTTGAAAAAGATAATTTTAACCTTAACTATGGAATTTCTGCACAAATAAGCGTTCCATTAGGCAAAGCACCAAAACTTTGTTTAGAAGCCACAGAAGTAAATATAGAAAATCAAAAGCTTTTAACGCAAAAATTAAAAATGGAAATGGAACTTTATAGACTCAAGATATGTGGCGAGCAAGTGCGTAGCGGAGTGCAATTTGTTGGAAAATATGCAGTTACTTGTGAAGGCATACAAGTCTCTATACCGCCTAATCAAGTAATACCGCATACTCATAAAATTGATACAAAACCATAAATGGAAAATTATATGATGAACAATCCTAATTGTTTATCAATTGAAACTTGCAATAATCTTATTTCTTTTTTTGAATCAAATATAAGAATGGCAAATAAAGGTGGAGTTGGGAATATTATGGAACTAGATGATTTAGAAATACCAATTAGTATTTATAAATCTGATATTTTAAAAGAAGAAATATTAGCGACTTTTGCAAGATATAAGGAAAAATATCCCTTATTAAGCACAAATTTAGCTGATTGGGATGTGGATGATGTTGCTTACTTAATGAGATATGAACCAAAAGCATATTACAGTTATATACATTGCGAAACTGATGGATCGCCAAATAGAATTCTTGCTTGGATGATTTATCTTAATACTATAAAAATTGGAGGAGGTACTGAGTTTATACATCAAAAAACTACATTATTCCCTATGGCAGGTAGTATGTATATTTGGCCAGCAGGTTGGACGCATATGCATAGAGGAGTACCAGCTCCAAATGAAAGAAAATATATTATTACTGGTTGGGCTAGTACAATTATTTAAAATTATTTATCTTTTTTAGATTTAGTTATTTTAGAAACAACCTGCTTAACTAAGGGACGTACTAGTTGTAAAACAACTGGAGCAGAAGCCCCAACCAAAGCAAGGCTAAAGACCCCAACAAACTGAGGGGCAGATGGGATGAACTGCTCTTTCCATTCCACTCTTTCATATTCAGTTATGCATTCTCTTTTGTCCGATGATAAGCGATGCGATACTACTTTTTCAAGCTTTTGTGAATTTCTGAAATCGCCCACTCGCTGGTCTTTAGGACCTGGACACTCAGGCACTTGCATATCTTTTTCTTTTTTTTCTTCGGGAATTTTAGGTGTCTCTGTCTCAGGTATTTCTGGATCTCCTCCTTGTGGTAATGGTTCTTCCACTATCGTCATTTGATTAGGATTGTAAACAGGAGGAATAAAACTTGGAAATGAAAAATCGCAAATTGTATATGTTCCGTTTGGATCGTCTAACAATAAATTATGATTTCCTGTATTTTTGATATCTCTATGTTGATAAGTGCATCCTGGTGTATTGATATCTAAGTACTGATTTACAACAGGAATATTAGGTGTATAAGGTTCTGGAATATATATCTCAGGTATATATATTTCTGCAATATTTATACTAGGTATCTCCATCAATCAAAAGCATCTCTTTTTTTTAATACTTCTACTTGCGAATAACATTTAGGACACAATAAATTAGTCATTACTGAAAACTCAGGATAAGTTGGCATAGACTCATCAATGTCTATATCTCCACTTGGTATTAATTCAGTATTACACCAATAACAATTCACTAGATTCCAAGTTTTTTAGCTTCTGGAGGTATTGGTAAAGATGGACCTGTAACGTCTGGAATTGCATTATCTAAAACTTTTGGCATAAGTCCTTGAACATTTCCAAGAACTTCATTCATAATTTTTGTTTTAAATTGTTCTGAGGTTACATATTTGTAACCAAAAAATGCTGAAATTAAAGTGCTGACTATGAGTACAAATGAAGCTATACTCAAAATATTAGAGATTTTCTGATACATGATTAAAGAAGCAATTGTTAAAGCTATGGGTACTATGAGTTTGGTTGTTCTGTTTTTGATCCTTTCTTTGTCTCCGCTTTATCTGATTGCAGGACTTCTTGTTCGTTCTGCTTCAACAAGTTCTCCCCAAACTGAATACCGCCCTCAATCATTGAAATAACTCTTGTTTCTGTCTGAACAACAGATTGTGCTTGTGCAAGTCTTTCTTTGTGAGTTTTAAGTTCTTCTTTCCATTGCAAAACTTGTTTTTGAGTAATAGCAGACATATAAAATTAGTAAATGTACATTCAACTTAGCATTAAGGTCTATGAATTGCCACACACATTGTATGACCATCTTGCCTAGCGTTATGAGATCCAAAACCTCTCATTATTCTTACACCTGTTGAGTTCATACGAGTTGGCCCTGATGATGAACTACCTCTTATACAATTTGTACATCTTGCTCCTAAGTGGTCATGGCCTATAGGCATACCTGATACTGTATAGCTCATAGAAATCGAACTTGAAAAATTAACAGTTTGATCTCCGTTAGCATGGTCAGTTATAGAACTAACATTGTAATCGTCTCTTATAGAGTTATTATTTCCGTTGTAATTAACATATGCTTTTACAAGTTGAGAGGTACTTCCACTCATATAGCCAGCACCATTTGATATTTGATTATTATTTGTAATGTTATTAGCACCAGAAGCAATGCCGTCTAATTTTGACCCATCACTAGCTACATCACGACCATCTACTGTGCCTGATACGCTTATATTTCCTGTTACTGAAATTCCACCACTTGCTGTTTCAAGCTTAAATGAGTCATTATGTGCTAATTTTACCGACCCTGATTGATTTACTTGAATTCCAGCATCTCCACTTGGAGATAAATTTAAACTCCCAGTATTACATTGTAAAAAAGCATTACTACCATCATGCTTAACAGTTAAGTCAGCACTATTACCAAACTTAACAGCGTGGTTATCATCTAAACTTATTTCAAAACTATTTGTATCTAAGTCACCGCCTAGCTGTGGTGTAGTATCTTCCAATAAGTTAGCAATAGAAGTTGGTAAATTGCCTGTATGGTAAACAGTTCTATCGCTACTGCCATCATAAAATGTAAAAGTATCTCCTAATTTTAAATTTGTATTATATTGTTGATTTGCGAAATAAAAGTAATTATTTGAATTAAATTGAATATAAGCTCTATTAGTTGTACCTTCTTGCCATCTTATATAAGGGTCACTTGAACCAGATAAAACAATTTTTTCATTTTCAGAAGTGCTAAATGTGTACCCTGCTCCAGTTAATGTATCGCTTGCATCTGATCTGACAAAACTAGCTGAAGATATGCCGTCTAAGGTGTCAGCGTCTAATCCTGACCCTGCTCCATCTACAGTTTTTATAAGTGTTAGTATTTCTGAAGCCGTTTGATCTGCTGTGGCTGAAGCTTCGATGCCGTCTAATTTATCGTGATGAGCAACAGACATAACACCAGCAGCCGAGCCAGATGCTTCACTTATCTGTGCGTTGTTTCCTGTGCTACTTGTTACTGTTACAGAATCTGTTGCCGTTGATATTCCTAAATTTGTTGTAGTGTCTACAGTTTCAAATGTAGGGTCAGCACCATTATTAGCCCTTAAAAACTTACCATCATTGCTAGATGTGCCGTGTTCTAATTTAGCTAGTGTTACTGCCGTGTCAATTATTTCTGTTGTACCTATACAGTTGTTAGATAAATTACCTCTAAGAATAGTGCTTGTGGCTAGGTGTGCATTTGTTATTTGATTCGCAGGTATTTTACCACCACCTATTGAATTGTCAGCTATTTTAGTTCCGTCTATATTTGCAGCAGAATGCAAATCGGCATTTACTATACTGCCATCTGCAATTCCTTCGCTTGTGATTTTTGTGAGAGACATAATTAGCTAGGGAATGTCTGTTTTCTATTTATAAAATAGCATAATAATAAAGGCTAAACATAATTTATGGTTTGACCATTTGTAGCTATATTTTGTTGAATCCACCCAGTAATAATATATTTAGTTTGTTTTGGGGGATAGCCTTGATGAATATAAGTCCAAGAAGAAGGAAATAAAAGTAATCTGCCTTGTTTTGGTGCGACTTGATTACCATTGTAAAACTGAGTCCAACCTTCATCTACAGTATTTAAATACCAGATAAAAGTTAAATATCTTGGACCATCTTCATTATTCATTCCCTTAGTACAAAAATCATCATGCCAAGAATATCCCTTACCTACCGAGGTTTTTTGTATTTGATAACCGCTATCAAAAACATGATGCTGGTCTCCATCATTTACAAAAATAGAAATACCAAAATTTGACAATTTAGGATTAAAAAGAGGTAATTTTAACTTTTTATTTAATGATTGTATATATTCTTGAACACCTTGATATAAAGTTTGTTCTAAAATACTATCTTCATATTTCCACTCTTCTTTATCACTTATAAATAAATCTAAACTTTCTTTTATTTGTGTATTAACAGCATATCCAGCACGACCTTGCAGTTTAAATGGAGAATCAGATTTTTCAAATTTATCTATAGTATCTATACAAAAACTTTCAGACAAAACATTATCTTTATACCAGATAAAAGGGTCGTTAACTATTGAAGTATCTTTAAGTTGGCTCTGTAGGCCAAGTTGGGTTTTCATAATCAGTTTCGGTTGCTGGTAAATCTCTTAATTTTTGGCGATATGTTGCCCATTCTGTTTTTTTAGCATCTGCAAGAGGAGAATCTGTAAACTGTGTCCAATCACTTTCAGCTAACTTATTATCTCTTAAAACTCTTAGTGAATTTATAGGAGTAAGAACAAAACCTCTTAACTTTGTTTCTTCTGCATCAGGTAAAGCTTTATCAAAATCTGTAACGGCTTGAGAATAAATACCAATTTCATTTATAGCTACATTTGGTTTTCCGTCATTATATTCAATTTCTCCTGTTGAGGTTTCACTATCCCAATTCACAGCCCATACATCTGTAGGCAACCAAGATGACATATCTATATCGGGAACGCAAGTACCATCTTTTGTTACTGATTTATCTTCAGCTATTATTGTTAGTTTCATAATTAATCCTCCAATAAATTAGTAATATTAATATTTTCTATTTTAGGGGTTTTGGGAGCTAACGGCATATCCATTCGTTTTACCATTTCATTTCTAAATGACTCTACAGCAGCACCACTCATTCTTGTATTTTGGCTGTTTTCTATGGCTAACATTGGAAGCCATGCAACTGCACAAGCCCATTCTTCTACATCTTGTCCGTTCTGTGGATTAGTTCCTTGTACTTTTGTAAACCATGCACATTGCAATCCGATGCAGGTTTTACCCATCAAAGGGCAATGATCTCCACTTTCAACTTTAATAGTCATCTAGTTTTTACTTGCAATAATAACGTCTAAATATTGAACTGCCAAGTTTATAGCCGTACCAGAAAAACTGTGATTATGTGCCGAACCTGAGAACGAGTGATTGTGAGCAGATCCACTAAAACCATGATTGTGTGAACCGCCTCCACCAGTATTATTAGTAGAAAAACTTGTGCTGTTGGTATTACAACCAAATGTACCGGGGATACCAGCTTGAGGTATATTAGGTCCACAACCAAGGCCAGCATTTCTTTGGGTCATGCTGTGACTATGTGCTGGTATTTGTGATGTAGATAAAGTATGGTTGCTAACTGAACCCCCAGCAGATGTATTACCGATAGAACCGCCAGCAGTTGCATTAGCGATAGAACCAGATACAGATTTACTCGCAAAGGCTGTTGTAAAAGCAACAGAACCACCAGAACCTGCTGAACCTGAGACTACTCTTAAAGCTCTATTGTTTGTATCGCTAGTGTCTTTAGTCCAGCCAGTAGGTGCATTAGTTTGCTGAAACAGCATACGAGTCCCAGAGGGAAATGCTGCAATGCCTGTTAAATTAGAGCCATCAATAGCTGGTAAAGCACCAGATAAATTTGATGAACTTAATGTAGAAGATGATGTAAGATACCCTGCTCCATTAGTTAATTGGTTATTATTAGTGACATTTGTTGCACTAGCAGCAATTCCATCAAGTTTATTTTTTAATGTTGTTGTAAAGTTATTATCAGTTTGAGAAGCAACAGAGAAATCTAAAGTGCCATCACTATCTTGATATGTGACAGTAATACCAGATTCAGTATTACCAGTAACCATACCGCCAACAATATCTTGGACTTGTTCATTAGTAAGAGTTGCAGTAATAAAACCAGCACCATTTGTAAGCTGATTAGTATTAGTGACATTAGTAGCAGAAGCAGCAATTCCATTTAATTTTGATAAAAGTGCATCTGTAAAAGCGTTTGTGTTGCTATTAGCTTCGTAAGCTGTTTTTATCTCGGAGTTAGTTTGATCTGCGGTTGCTCCTGATTCAATTCCATCAAGTTTTGATCCATCAGCAGATACGTCACGACCATCAACTGTATGACCAGAAGCTAGAGTAATGTCTCCATCTTCTACATCAATGCCGTTACCTACATCTAAGTTGTCTTGAATATCAACATGACCATCAGAATTTACTTTTAACCTATCTATTCCGTTTGTGGCATCTTTTATCTTAAAAGTACCATTTGTGTTTAGGATCTCAAAATCAGGGTTATGACCAGAATCTACTAAACTTATTTTAGGTTCTTCATTTGTAATAGTTATAGTTCCAGTTGAACTTATAGCTCCTGTTACGTCTAATCCGTTGTTACAATCAACATTTCCCTCAAAATCAAACTGACCATCTGAACCGATTGTTAGTCTTGTTGCATTACTATTTGTTGTGTCTTGAATATAAAAAATACCACCATCAATAATAATTCTAAAGTCACTATTTGCATTTGTATCGACAAAATCTAATTTCGGGGCTGTTCCCGAAATCGTCATATTATCGCTTTGCAATGTTCCAGTTGTAACTACATTTTGCGATCCAAAATCAGGAGAAATCTTTGACCCAGCTATCGCTGCACTTGCATTAATATCTGCATTTACAATCGCTCCATCAACGATTTTGGCACTTGTTACTGTATTGTCACTTGGTTCGCCAATACCGCCAGACTCTTGGTAAATAATGAAATCAGGGGCAGCAGGGAGATTAGTCGCAGTTTTGAATCTTGAGCCATCAACAATAAATCCTGTGATGCCACTTGTTGACGTTCCAGCGTTAGGTTTTTGTATAACACCTGAGACACTAACTAATAGAGTGGCTGCTGCTGCTGGACTAACAGCAGTTGTAGTCCCTGCTTCTACAAGTGTAAAATCATTCCCCGGATAACTAGCTGCTCCATTATTTGCTGCATTTCTTAGTTCTAAATATTTAAAGTCGGGGCCACCGCCTCCCCCTGATACCTTTGCTATTGTGCCATCGTCTTTTTTAAAGAATAGTTCTGCTGTATCAGTTCTAAGACCTGGTTCTCCTATAGCAAGATCAGATGCACTTGGGTCACTTCCTGATGCTCTTTTAAATCGAATTTGATTAGCCATTGGCCTTTACCTCCTAATAGCTCAATTCAATACGATCCACCATCTATATCAAAACCTGATACACTTCCATTTTCAAGAAAAGTTACAAGATCAGATAACGCAACTTGAACCATTGTTCCATTATCATTAATTACCATGCGATCAGCAGTAGCAAGTGTTGTTGATGTTGCCGATGTATCTCCATCTATAATATTTAACTCAGCAGTTGTAACAGTTGCTCCATCTAAGATCTGAACTTCAGCTTGTGTTAATGCAGCTAAAGCAGAAGAAGCACCTGATTGACAACCCGATAAATTATCAAGGTCAGCGTCATAAGCTTGAACTTGACTTCCAATAGTAAGACCAAGAGAAGCACGAGCTGTAGCCCCACTTTCTATGACAAAATTAGATCCATTCCCAACAATAAATCCACTATCAGAAGGAGTTAATCCAGCAACGTCAGCTAATTGTGCATCAAAAGCTTGTACATCAGAACCTATAGCAACTCCTAATGCAGTTCTTGCTGCACTAGCAGAGGTTGCTCCTGTACCACCATCAGAAATTGCTAAAGTTCCTGTTATAGAACTAGCAGAAAGATCAACAGCAATTTCAGTAGATTCAATAACAAGTCCACCATTTGATTTTAAATCAACCGAAATTGTATTACCAGATTTTTGTAATCCATCGGCTGTCGTGATCTGCCCAGCTCCTGAGAATTGAGCGTAAGTAAGATTATTCGTCCCTGTGACCGCTGATCCTTTATTACTCGTACAAACAAAGCCGTTATCAGCATTTACAGTACCTTGTTCAATAAAGGTAAACATACCTGCTGCATCAGAACCAGCAGCTAAATCCGCTGCCCTAGCTGGACTTGATCCAACTACATATATTCCATTTTGAGATGCTGTACTTTGATCTTTAACTAATACTCTATTTCCATCTGCTAGTGTTACTCCATCAAGTGTATCTCCATTATTAAGAGCTGTAGCAATCGTAATATTTCCTGTCGTTGCAGCTACGCATGAATCTTTAACATCAAGTCCTTGTGAGGTAGCCTCAACAAAACCACGAGTTGCAGCATCCTGTGTATTTACTGGATCAGCTAAATTTGTAATTGTTTGAGAGTTAAGACTTACACTAGCTGTTGGTGCAGCCATTTGATCTAATCTATTTGTTCTTACACCTGCATCAAAATCTGATATTTTAGTATGTGCTACAGATGGAATATCAGCAGCTACTAATGCCCTAAAATCGGGTGCTGCATCACTACCACTTCCAGGCCCAGCTAATACAGAGTTGGCTGCTCTTACTGTATCTTTATCCCAAAAAGCACCCTTACCACCAACTTTTATGATACTTGTTGCAGAACCTCCAGCACCCCCGGAACCCTTACCATAATAAATAATCTCATTACCTTCAGCACTTGCTAGTTCAGCATTTGCCAAACTACCTGGTGCTGATGATCCTGTAGATCTTTTTATACGAATTGTGTTAGCCATTGCTAAAAATTACCCCCATCAACGAGTGTTAGTTTGGTAGTTGTTGCATCTGCTTTAAATTTAGCAGAAGTAGAGTCATAGTAAACGACAGAGCCATTAACTTTTGCTGTTTCGTCAAGGTCAATACCTTTAGGACCTTGTGGCCCGACAGTAGTTACATTAACAACAGTTGTATCGCCCTCATTTACTGTGACAGTATTTTTTAAATTAGTGACGTTAACTGAGGTCATGCTGTGTAACCTTCACTTACATTTATGTTTCCTTCTAAATAATACTCTTTTAACCCACTAGGGTTGGTCAATAAAACGTCATATTTCAAAATCAATGGTATAAATGTTGCAGTTTGAGTATCTGTAAGTGCTATATCTATTTTTCCATTGGCTCTATCTGTATAAGTAACAGCAAAGTCAGCATATTTTGTTGTGCGAGTTTCCTCCCATACTTGTGCTTCTACTGTATATCCTGTTAAATCAATCGCATCATTGTTAGAGTCCTTAAAAACGAGTTGGACACTATGGTCTGATCGTCTTTGAACTGTCATGTTATACGAGCCGGGTGTAACTGCCATTAGCTATAAGGAGAAGTACCAAGAATGGATGTATTCCATTGTGATTTTAGTTCAGCTTCAGTTGATGCTGCTTCTATAGCTGAATCAGCAGGTGCATCTCTCAATGCTTGTTTTTTAGCAACAATGTCAGTTGTTGATGCACCTGTTTCCTGTGCTTTTTGAAATTCAATATCTAACTCTTCTAGTTTTGCTTTTCTTGCATACCTAATTTCCTCTTTATGCAAAGCTTTTGCTTTTGTCATGTCAGTTGAAATAATACTCATGTTAAGTCTGCCTCCCCGACTCCATCTGTAAGATCGCTTTCATTTACAATCCAAGCATTTCTAAAAGACCTATCGGTTGGAATATCTGTTACTGGTACTATCTTATACTTAAAACCTTTAGGAACATCTTTTTTTGCGATTTCTTCTACAGTTAAACCACAATTGTCTGAAGGGCAAACTATACCAACTGTACCATCTTCTTGTTTATATAAAATTCTACTGTCGGAATTAGCCATAAACTTTTTTATTTCAGTATATCAATCTTATCTTAATACAGCAAAGAAAAGACGTACACCATCTACAAAATTATTACTGCTAGTATAACCTCTATTTATTCGGCAAGCACTCGTACTCATTAAAGTTGGCCCGCTATTATCCGCTCCATTGCTCATACCTCTTACAACTTGTTGTATTTGTGTACCTTGTGTGTCATGTCCATGCGACATACAGACAGGAGTATAATTTGCATCTGCGATATTGCTTGTGAAATTAACTGTATAATCTCCAGTTCCGTTATCGGTAATTGAACTTACATTAAGTCCAGCTAGAATTGCTACTGTTCCTGTTCCTCTAAAATTAACAAATGCTCTTACAGCAGCTCCACTAATATTTGTAAGATTTGCACCACTAATAGCTGGTAAAGTCGCTGGAAATCTTGCATCAGGAACTGTGCCAGATGTTAGGTTACTAGCATTTAAATTGGCTAAACTTGTTATTGCTGTAGCAAAAGATAAACCACCACTTCCATCTGTTTTTAAAAATTGACCATTACTGCCATCTGCTGAAGGCAAAGTAAAAGTAGTATTACTAGAAACTGTAGAAGCTGATTTAAGTGCTGTGTAATGAGAACTATTGCTATCTCCAAATCTTATTTCATTTTGCAATCTTAATGTAATTCCATTAGCATCAAAAACCATTTGTTCTGTACCAGCAGAACTAAATCCCATTATGTTTGCTGCCTTTCTAAATAGACCTAAATCTGTATCTGTATCAAAACTAAATGCAGGTGCAGCAGCATTAGAGCCATCATGTCCTAATAAAGCACCTGTCATAGTTCCACCACCTGCTGGCAAAAGCCCTAAATTTGCAGTATTTATATTTCCAATATCAGTAAAACCATTATTTGCACTATTTCTAATTTTTAAAATATTTGTAGTTGTATTTAGAAAAGGCATACCTGCCACACATTGACTAGCAGCTAAATCTGTAGATTTTGAATTACTAGATTGAATTGCAGCAAAAACATTATTAAGATCAATTCGCACATTTGCCCCAGAAGCATTTTCAATTGTGTAATTAGTTACGTCAGCCACGATTAAATACTAGTTTTTTTCATGTTAACCTCCTTTACCAAAACCAACAGCTTGGTAAGTGAAGTTCCTATTAATACTAGCATTACTTGAATTTTTAAAATGAACTGTAAATCCTGTTCCACTTACATTAGTTACTTCAAAATAATCTCCTGTAGCCATATTCTGTGGGTTAATCGCAACTGCTGGTAAGAAATTATTTAAATTACCAAGAGCCGAAGTTCCAACAAAGAAAGCATTGGTAAAAGTAACATTTTTTGCTGATGATCCTGATGCTATTACAGCACTCTGTTCTGTTCTTGATTTTAAAGTAGCTGAATAACCAAGTTGTTGAAGATTAATATTTTGTGCAGTATCAGAAGATTCTAAAATTGCTCTAAATTGAAAACCTCTACCTTTAAATGTTCCATTAGCTACATCGTTAAATGATGAATATGTTGGAGAACTGCTTGGGTTATCTGTTGTAGTTCGTACTGCTAATCTTGCATTTGCATCATTAGCAATTGTCCCATCAAAATCTGTCCATGTATCTATCAATTCTGTTCTGTTATCGAACTCATCTCCTGTGTAAAAACCAACACCTTGAAAAAATCTTGTTACAGATAGAGAAAATACTGCTCCTAAATCCAATGTATCAACAAAATCATATGTACCTGTTAAGTTGCTTACTGGATTTGTAAGTTTTAAACCGCCTAAAGTACTATCAAATACAACATTAGATTTTGTACCATTAAACGGAGTTGAATCTGTATCTTCTCTATCTGTTTTTACAGTTATTTCATCAGTTATCTGTACTGTAGATAATGCAACTTTTGCTTCTGTTGTACTAAATCTACCACCATCGTCTTGGAATTTAACAAGATAAGTACCTGCAAGTGCTGGGCAAATCGCCTCTGTAGCAGATCCAGCCACAGCCTCAATAACATCTTGTGCTGCTTGGAAAGAAGCAGATCCTATAGGCAGATTGGAATGCCTTACATAAACTCTCCCACCATGTAAAACATCTATTGCAGTTGATTGTGTAAATCTTAATCTTATAAATTGTTCATTTACAGGCTCAATAGTTAAATTTTGTACGTCATCAGGTAATGCTGTTTTACCAACAGCAGTAAATGTTGCTGTCGATGCTGTGGATGATAACTGCAAAGCTGCGTTATACGAAAATACTTGCACTTCATAATTACCTTTTTGCGTATCTAAAATTTCTACATCAGGCGAATAAGTCTCTACAGAAACATAATTTCCGTCTTCAAACTTATAAGTTACTAAATATTTTGCTACACCTAAAACAGGTTTCCAACTAATTATTACTTTACTTCTTGCAATATTATTAATGACAACAGTTGTCTCTTCAATATCTAAGTTACCTGGAGGTTCTTTTTGTCCTGATAATATGCTTACTGTACGAGTCTGTAATGGTGTGCCATCTTCTATAAAGTCATATTTGCCCGGAATATAAGATAAAGCTGAAATTTGATATGTAACATCATCTTGTTCTTCAACTGTTATGACTCTAAATAGTTGTGCTTGTAATGTTGTATTTTGTATTAACCAAACTGTATTAGCATTTGGAGTTTGTGAAAAAGAAGAAGCAGTAGTACCATCTGCCCTTTGAACACTATTTACTGTTATCTGTCCTCCTGTCACATCAGATATAGTGCCAACTTCAAGGCTTCCGTCAGGTAAAATTAAAGATATTGTTGCATTCCCTGTAGGATTACCATCTGCATCAACCGCAAGATCGGTGGCACTAGTATCATCTACAGTTACAACTGTAGATGAGGTCGCACTTTTTAATCTACCGCCTCTTCTTAAACCTGCTCTAACAGGATCATTTACTTCTATAACAGTTCCGGGTCTAACAATTGCACCTGAGTCTATAGATGTTGTAAATGAAATTACCTCTGACTCCCTTTGTTCCGCAAAAAGAATACTGCGACCAAGACGAGCAGCTTGATTACGACTAGTGCAACCGAATGCTTTTACATTTTTAATCGAAATTCCAAACTTAGTTATAGCTGTGCTATCTTCGACAATTTCATAATCTATTTCTTGCGAGTCCATATTAAAGTAACCTACTTTAACCACAGAATGTCTTTGTTTTAAACTGCTGCCTGTATATGAAAAACCATTTGAAGTTATATTTGACAAATTAAATAAATAGCTTGCATCTGTTGGTTTATCTTGAGTGATTGTTATAGCACCTGCCGTCCATATTGGCATACATTTCATAACGCTAGATAAATCATTAATTACATCAAAAGCTTCGCTCTCTTTCTGTATATTTACATTGCAACTGAATCTAGCTTCGGTAGTACCTGCTCCTGTTCCATCATCAACCAATGTATTGGCATACCTAGATGCAGCAACAAAACTAAATAAATCTAAATTTGAATCTGTAATGTGATCTCCTAGTCCGTACCTAGTGTTAGTTAAAAGATCAAGCAAGATCATCGAAGGGCATGAACACCAAACGGCAGCTCCCATTGTTCCATTAAAAATATAACCACTTGGATAAACAATGCGACCAGTTGTAGCATCAATACTTGGAGTTCCAGAGCTAGATGCACCTGCACCCGGTATTCTGACTTTTATACCTCTTATCCTAAACATACGTTGAGGTATAGAAGTAAATTGTTGAGAATCAAGTCTTAGATGAGAATATGCACTATTTGGGTATGCAGATTGCACATCAATAATTTCTGAGAAACTAGTAAATTGAAAACTGTCAGCAGTATTACTATCCGCAGCATCTGCTGTAACTCTTACAACTCTTACATCAACAGGAAAAGCTCCTGTTAAATTTATTCTGTGATCCCTTTGGTATGCATCAGCAGATCTTCCGCTAACGCTAGTGCTTACAAGGTCAGTAAAACCTCCAGAGTTATATTGTATTTGTATTTTATATGCCACAGTAGTACCTAAAATATCTCCTCCATCAGTAATTTTCTGTAAATTAGGCCATGTAAGTGTGACTTTTACAGCATCAACATTTGTATTCGATATCTGTCTTGTTACAGGAGTTGAAGCTGTGACAGTTACTCCTACAGCAGTAGGAGACTCACTACTTTGTATGCCTGGTATAAATGTTTGATTAGAAGTTCCAAATCTTGGAACAAATGTTACTTCTTGAAAATTAAAATCAGTACTTAATGGATTTGCTGAATTTGCATTAGATTTTAAAACAGGAGTTTTATTTAAAAAAATATCTTTTAAAGCAGCATTATTATAAGCAGTTGTACCTTTAGTTCTATTCTCTTTTGAGGCAGTTGCAAATCCTTCTATTTCCCCCTCAGATATTAAATCTTGAATAGTAGCAAATTGCCTACTATGTAATGTGTCAGGAGTTCTAGTTGGAGGAGGAGGAGGAGGAGGAGGGCCACCTGCACCACGAATAATTTTTGTATTATCTTTCGTCATGCTTGTACCTGCTCAGTATCTATAGCAGCAGAAATCACGACAGAACCTGTAAAAATTTCTCCATATACAATTGGAACAGGAGTCCCGGCTCGACTAGTATTTTGAGTTCCAGAAAAATTAAATGATATTCTAGGATCTCCCTCACTAGAAAAATCAGGCTCATCAGGTAGAGGGAATAACATTCCACTTACACCTTGTAAAACCATAACTGCTCCAACAGCAGATAATGCCGTACCGATTGTTGTTCCTATACCTGCACCTGCACCTGCACCAAATAAACTTGTAGTCCCAAACATACCTGCACCTGGAAATAAAAACGATGCTCCTATTAGTGCTACTCCTAAAAATATTTTTCCAAAATTACCACCTGCACCTGAGATTACAGGAACAATATTAATTTCAGCTTGACCTATTGGATTATGTAACTCATCTTGATTTATATCGTCTCCTTTTAAAATTACTTTGTAATATCTTTTTGCCATATAAGCCTCTGCTTGAGGAAAATTAGTTATTAAAAATCTTACGCATTCAGCAACAGTTGACACTTTTGCTTCAAGATTTTTATGACCTATAAATTTACCTAAGTCTCCATGTAAAACAATATTACGCATCATATCGATACCTCTTGCCTGTACATTTTAACAACCATTCAGAGTAAGGTTCTCTACAAGATAGTCTATCTGCTAAATGATGTAAAACCATATCCCCTAAAAAAATAGCTACATGATTTAAAGTTGGGTGCAATATAGACATCAACAAAACATCTCCTATTTCTAGTTTTTCGTTTATAGCAAGTTCTCTAAAGCCTGTTCTTTCTGCATATTTTTCAAATAAAGGTTTTTTAATAAATTCTTCTGGTAACATTGATCTTTCATAATCTAATAATTCAATATTCTTTTCTTCTTTATAGTAATCACGGACTAATGACCAGCAATCAGTTACACCCCACACCCATTGTCTACCAATCAATGGTGCTTTATATCCTGTTGGACTTAAAGAAGCCCATTGCTCAGTTTTAGGATTTACAATATGCCAAGGTAAATTACTATGTTCACAAGCTACTTTATCTGCTTGACTTGGAGTTGGAGGTGTTACAGGATGACTATGAATTATTGCTGTAATTTCTCCCAAATTATCGGCTTTTACATAATCTTCTGGATCTAATATAAAACATTGATTATTTGTAAGAGATAAATTATTACATGGATAATATCTTTCTTTACCTCTTACATTTAACAAAAGACCACAAGATTCTTTAGGATCTTCTGATTTTGCATGAGCTAAAGCTACGTCTTTCCAAATCATCTAAAAGTACCAATAGAAGGAAAGATTTGACGAGTGCATTGACGTTTAGGAATTCTTACTCCAGCAAGATCAAAAACAGCAGCAAGTTCCCAGCTAACAACATCTCTATTTTCTCCCGATTTTCGATCAATATAATAAACCTCTCTTGGAAACTCAGCGGTATTGTCAGCAGTTGCATTTTGACCATTAGCAAAATTTGCTGCATCTATGAACTTTGCTAGTGTTCTTATTCTTGTAATAGAAGCACCTGCTAAATCATTCCCCGGTGTTGTTTCATTAACAGTTAAAAGTAGTGCTGATATTGACAATGCATCAACTGACCCAAGTCCAAGATTAGATACTGATAATGTTGGGCGAGGTAATTGTCCACGTTGAAAAGCAAAGCCTTCCACTTTTATTGGAAATCTTAAATAATCATTCCCAGCCCATACAATTTTACCATTTGCATTTAAATTACTACCTGCATGAAAACGATATATAGTATTTGCACCATGTATAGCATTGTCTAATTGAAGAACAAATAGTTCAATAATTGCTGAAGGATTAATAGATTGTATGTCACTAAAAACAGGTGCTGTAGCCATTAGTTATCTAAGGTTCAAAAACTTGTCTGAATGTTGCGTTTATTGTTGCTCTATTAGGAAAAGGAATACGTTTTGTCCAATTATCACAAACATATTTTCCCTGTACATCATTAGGAGGTGTGAAATCAAAACTTGCACTATCTAAAGCACGAGCATCAAGAAATCCTTCTAGTGTATCGCTTTCTGCTTCAGTAATATTTTCAAAAGTAAGAGAATATACTTTAGCGTTTTGGTGTGCAGCCAACCCAAAAACTAAACGATGCTCATATCCATCAGCGTAGCGTAGTACACGTTTTATCGGCTTTGAGGTTTTTGTTACCCCAAAATCAGGTTCTAAATTTACTGTGGTATTAAAGTTTGCCATTGATTAAGCTAGTATGCCTCCTGGTCGTTTTGCTTTAACAAGTTCGGCTTGTACAGCAGCCCCTAACATCTTTCCAAGTGCTGATGCTTGAGCATCATCGCCCTCAACACTAGAACCTGATGCATCTACATTTACCACAACATTACCAACTCCACCAGAAGATTCAACTCCTAATCTTCCTCCTTTGCCTCTCTTCAATGGCATGATGGCCTCTGGTCCAGCTTCCCCAGCTAACCCCATTCCTCGTGCCATTGGGAAAATTACTGGCTTATCAATTACACCCCCTGACGCATACGGAACAACTTTATTTTCTGCGAATACATTACCTTTAGCACTTTCTACAACACCACCTTTTTCAAAACCTAAGAAAGTTTTTAAGCCCGGTGCTAATGCAAATAACGCTTTAAAAAATAATGCTTTTAATATCATCCTTTGTAAATCAGCTAATATTGATCTTGCTAACTCTCCAAAACTTGCTTTACCTGTCATTGCAAGTTCGACAAAACCATCCGCAAGTTTATTTACAGCATTTACTGCAAGTTCCCCAATCTGCGATTTTAAATCCATTGCAGATTCTGCAACTTTTTTTAATTCTTCTTTAAAATTAAATGTTTCTTGTTTATTGTCTTTTAGTTTTTGTTTAATCTCATCAAGTGTAAGTTTAAATTTTTCTCCTTGTATTTCTGACATTTCATCAAAAATTAATTGTGCTTCTCTATCAAGTGCTAATTGATCAAATTTTTCTTGAGTTATTAATCCTAGTTGTAACTGACGTTTTGCAAGTTTTTCATTTAATTTATCTTCTGATACAGGATCATCAAATTTACTTGGTGTATCTTCGTCTTCTTTGTTTAAGAAATCTAAACGCTGGTCTTTAATAAAACTAAATTGAGATCGTTTATCAGATTGAAGCATACTTTCATCAAAAACTCCTGTTTTTGCAAGTCTCCTTTTGCCAGTCTTGGTCAAAGCATCTCTACCTCCAACCTGTTCCAATGCAAATTCTTGTGCAGCCATTTCGTTATTTTCCTTCTTAACACCTTTGAAAAATTTAACTATTGCTGTCAACATATTTGCCAAACTTGCAATAAATCTCTGAATCATTGCACCTACAGGAACAAATAAATCTCCAAATTCTTTTTGTAATTCTCTTAATGCAACTGTCATTTTCTGACCTGCATCTGCTTGAGAATTTGCCATCTTCTCAGCAGCGTCAGCATGATCTTCACTAAGCTTGACAACAAACTTCATAACGTCATTTAGACCTACAGTTCCATCTCTCAAGTCTTTCTGTAACTCAGGTAGTGTTCGTCCTGTTGCTGTAGCAAATTTAACCACGGCTCCTGGTAATCTTTCTCCGAGCTGACCTTGTAATTCTTCAGCCGACACCTTACCTTTACCAAAAATTTGCGACATCGCACGGATTGCAGATTGTACATCCTCTGCATCTCCACCTGTTGCTTTAATAGCTTCAGATACACCTTTAAATACTTTTTCTGCATCATCTACATTTCCTCCAGCACCAATAACAGATGCAGATAAAGTAGTAAATTGTTTGGTGGCTGCTCCTAATGGAACATTTAATCTTCTCGATGTATCAGATATAATTTTTTGTGCCTTTGCAAATTCTCGTTGTGTTTTAGTTACACCTTTCAATGCAACTTCTAACTTTTGTATTTGTGCAGAATATTGTGCAGCAGCACTAGCTGCTTTAACAGTATCTATTGTTCCACCAATAACAGCACCTGCAGCAGCACCTGCTGGGCCTCCTAAAGCAGCACCTGTCAGAGCCATTTGACCTGTAGCTCCAAATTGACCTGCCATAGAACCAGCCATTGCACCAAGTGCTGCTCTACCTCCAACTCCAAATTTAGAAGCCTTGAGTCTTCCAAACATTCCTTTTGGTTGGATTTGTGTAAATGATTTTAATTTTGCAGCATTTGCATCAATTGCTGCTCCAAGTTTTTTAAATTCAGCACCACCAATCTTTACTTCATTCCTAAGTGCTTTTAATGTTCTTTCTTTCTGCTTAAATTGATTTACACTTTTTGGTACAAGTGCAATTGTTGTTTTTATATTATTATTAAGACTTTTTATTCCTGTTTGATTTAAGGGTTTAAATGCTTTGTCTAATTGTTTTAGTGAACGTGTTAATCCAGTAAGATCTTCTAAACCTTTTAAATCTATTTCAATAGTAAACTTTTCTAGCTTTTTAGCTGCCACTCTTCTTCTCCTTATTTATCTCACGAAGAGCTACAGATTCCATAAGTTGTAAGCCCTCTAACATTTCTTGGCGGTTTTCTACATTGTAAAGGTCAAATAGACCTCCAGCAAGCAATAGAACCTCGTATTTTAATCCTACTACACCTCCAAAGGACATATTCCATTGTGTTTGTATTCTTAAAAACATCATAACAATTTCCCAATTATCATCCCATACTTCAAAATCAGTACTTACCTCTGGTTGCTTCTCTATTTTGATACCGAATGCTTTTGCATCTTCCTCGGTACTATCTATTATCTGTTTGCCACCCGAAGCCCAGTATATGGCAGCATCAGTTAGTTTCCCACTTGTGCATTTGCATAGAATTTTTTAAATGCTGCTAATACTGCCGCAACAAAATCTGTATCTTCTGCAAACTCTTTTAACATTGTTTTACTGAAAGATATAGGAGTACCATCCTCTTCGTTGACATCTTCCCAACCAACTAAAATTTTTGATAAAGCAGAATACTCATCCTCGTCCTCAAATTTATTTAATTCTGTTCTTGATAATCGTGCAAATTTTCCTGTAAATGATGTTTTCTCAAACTCGCCCGGTATCGATTCAGAAGGACGTTCTACTTCCACAGGCCAAGGATAGACCTTGGTCTTTTTACGAACAAATGCCATAAAAAACTAAATAATATATATACTTCTATACTTTAGCTAGGAAGTCAATAGTTATGTATATATTAAGCTAAGTTCATTACCTGATGCACTTGGTACAAGAGTATATGGAATCTCAAGCATTGCCACTCCATCCATCTCTCCGTAGTTGACATCTCCAATATCAACTTTGCTACTTATAATCTGTACTTTATTACCTGCTGTAGTTCCATGTAAGAACTGCAAGTTACCTAGTGTACTATCAGTTAATGCAGCAGTAAAATAATCCTTCTGTGCAATTGTTGGTGCTTCTATAGTTACAGATCCACTAGATGCTCTATCAGTAATAATTACTTCTTTTGTTCCTCCAACAAGTTCTCTATAAACTGTAGATACACCTGCATCCATTGTTAATGATTGCAAAGCACCTGCATAAGATAAAAGTTGGAAACCAGAAGTATTGCCATTTTTAAATATTAGAGGTGTCGCTTGATTACCATAAGCAATAGTAGGTAGAGCAGTATCAGTAGGGGCATTATAGATTCCAGTGAATGTAAATTCGATTGTAGGAATCGAGCCTACCTCTGTATTGACTACAAAACTTCCTCGACAACCTGTAACAATATGCCTTACTCCATCTACGTTGTAGTGAATACTGACAGATGAGAAACTAGCTGACACAGGAGTGTATGTAACAGAGGTGCTACTTACAATTGCCTCCGCAAACCCACAGGCTTTGATGGCATCTCCATATCTCGGAGCCGTCCCTGCCGAGCCAGATCCAGCAAGTTCTACTGAAAATGTACACTCAACTCTAGTATTAGCAAGTAGCTGTTCAGATGCACCTAAGAATGGTCTTACAACATCTCTGTTAACAACATCACTTGATTGTGGTGTAATACTTAAATCTGTTACGAGAACAACTGTTGAAGTAGCCATGCTCGGATCAGTTCCATAAGAACTTTCCGCTTCAATCAGAATTACTCTCTTTCTTGTCAGTAGTGCCATCAGTTGTTACCTCTTTAGGGGGTTCAGCTTGTGAAGTTTGTTGGACTAGCTTTGCCTTGCCAGTTTTTGGATTAAGGATGTAAGTTCCACCCTCATTTGGGATTTCATACTCCATATTAAACGCTTTGGGTTGTTAGGGTATGACCTAATTATAAATCATGTACTCAAACTGTTATATGAAGTTCTGTAATCAATTTCAAACTCACAGGTTATAAGACCTGCTGGTTGATCTGCATCTAAAACTTCAAATGTCTGAGTCGCTGGTCTTATGTCTTTTGCAAGACCGCCAACAGTTGGATCATTAAGTACTTTTGTAAATAAGCTTTCTACAGTTGGATCTCCAACATTATCAGGAATAGTTCCCCTAACAATAACAACAATCCTTATACGCAAAGTCCAATCTATTTTTAAATAGCTTGTACTGTTTATAGAAGGCTCATCAGTAACAGGTTCTATAACAATCGCAGGGGACTCTCCATTTGTTATAGGTTCTATTCGTGATCTATAAATCCGAGTAGATACTCCTGTAGTACCTGCAAGGGTTGTTTTTAATGCAGCTATAATCTGTTCTCTTTTACTTGCCATGATTATGTTTTAGTTAAGCTTACTAAACAAAAACTACCATCATCTATTTTTCTTGCACTCCTAACTTTATAATTTTCTGAATTTACTTTTACAACATCATCAAAAACTAAAGATCCTAATTCAGAAGTTTTAGCTGTTAACTCATAGTCAGTTGTCATTACTAAACCATCAGCAACAATCTCGTCAGGTTGCTCTAATATTCCTTTGTAATTAACACCAAGATACTCAACAGTATCTCCAAAGTCTGCCAAAAAAATATCTAAATCTTCAGTAAATGCCATGAGAAAAAAAAAGCCCTCATTTGAGGGCTAAATATTTTAGCCGTACTTTTTAAGACCAACTAAGTTGATACTAAAAGTAAAGGTTGGGGATGATCCACCGATTGTCTGAACAATCTTGATATAACGCTTACACTCATCTTTGTTAATTGCAAGTGTTTGCATTGAAGCAGATCCTGTTACTTGAGTAAAAGTAGCACCAGATAAATCTGTGTATGTACCACTTGAAGCATCAGATTCAGTAATTTTAATATCTAATGTTGGAGAAGAACCGCCACCAGCAGCACTATCCAAAATTAGCATTACATCTCCATCGTATTCGAGAAGATCTATTGCACTTGATGTAGCTGTGCTTGTTACAGCAGCAGTAGCAACACCAGCAACAACAGTAAGTTTTTCTAAGTTCTGTTGAATAACAGACATTTTAAGATTCCTCCTGAGTAGAAATAAACTCTTCTAATTTTGTAATTAGATCAGTTTTGTTTTGTCTTCTATCGAGTTCTATTCCTAACTGACGGCCATAAGTTTCAATTTGTGATTTTGTCATTTGAGAAAAATCAACCTTGTCGCTATCGGCATCTTCTGACTCGACTTCTGGTTCTGTACTAGCAGTAGGTGCTTCACAAGTCTCAACAACTAATTCCGCTTTTCCAATAGCTACTAAATACTCCCCACTTTGCTCCTTAATATCAACAATAGAACCAGAGTCCGTTGGGACTCCAGCTATCATTGTTGGTCGTAGCAATTTGACCTTCATATTATGTTCCGAAGCAGAACGCACCTGGTTGCTTAACAGCAAAGTCAACATCCTGTAACGCAATGATTCTTACGCTACCTGCTGTTGCATTTGCATATGGATCTACAGTTAGATCTAAACCAGACCACATACCAATCACAAACTGTGAGAAGTCTCCAAAGAGAACATCGTTGTTTGCAAGCTGATTAGAAACAATAGCTGGATAGCCATTAATTTCATTGTTCTCAAACACGAACTGTGCTGTGTTTGAAGCTTTTTCTGTTGACTTTAAAGCACCTCTAGCAGAAGCATTAATTAGGTAGAACATATTAGCTACATCAGCGTTAGCTGCTGCAACGTCTGTCTCCATTCCGATGTACTCAGCAAAAGTACCAAATGTACTGATTGTTTGTGTTCCTACACCTGTTGTATCTTTAATTCCAAGAGGCTCGTTAGAACTACCAGAACCATAGATTGCTGCGTTATCTAACTTAGTAGCAATAACCTTTGCAATATCATCTCTGATCATTGACTCAACATCAATTGAAGATTGAAGAAGTAATCTTCTTGAGTAATCAACAAATGCACCAACTGTCTTAGGTGTCATGTTGACTTGATCAAAAGCTTGCTGACTTTCTGTTGGAGAACCCGATTCGCCAACGAAATAAGCAGTGCTGGTTGAGGTCATCCGGGGGATAGATACGTTTCCTGACAATCCAGTAAGCATTGTTGGGTTAGTTGCCATCACAGCCATTCTCTTTCTAAGAATGTCGATGAATGAACCTGCAAGTAATTCTGTTGGAACTAAGTTACCACCAGCTGTTGCTGTACCTACATTCAAGTCTCTTTTTAAAACTTCGTTAGGAACTAAAATTCCATTTGCAGGTTTCTCATACTTCTTAGAAGCTGCGTCAGATACCTCTCTCTCAAAAGCTGCTGCTTCTTGAGCTTGACGATCTGTTGGGTTTGCTAATGCGTTTAATGCTCTTAAGAAAGAGAAACGCTTAATTTCTTTTTGGTCTAAGCCAACTTCATTAGTACTCATGTCAGTAGAACGTATTGGGGTATTAACTGCCTCTGCCTTGTTTTTAACAAGATCGAGGATAGCTGCTTTAGCTTCTTCGGGAGTTTTATTTCCCTTTATAAGTGAATCAGCAAGCTGTTCTGCTCCATACTCTCCAAACTCACGACATAACGAAGTGATTGATGCTGTACGAGCATTGTTTTCATCAATAGCACGTTGTACTTCGGCTTTGATGTCGATTTCAACGGCTGGAGCCGTATCAACCGCAGTTTCTTTAGTTGATTCTTCCATGTTTCGGACTGTTGTTGATGCGGGTTCAACCGCAGAATTAATCTCCTCGATAGGAGATTCTTGTTCCATACTAATACTATTACCTTGAGAGGGTTCTATCAAACTTCTACCAAAACCAATAGTTGGATCAGCTGGAACAGTTACAACTGATAGTTCATGAACTGACCAGTTGGTGGCTCTCATGCCATCTTCTGCTTCCTCCATATCATTTATCTGATATCCAAAAGAAATACCTCTTAATATTCCATCTTGGACATCTTGTAATATTTCAGATGCAAACTTATTGCGAGAGAAACGAATTTTGGCATAACCACGTTTGGTTTCTGGGTCAATTCGAGCTGACTCCACCACACCAATAGGTTTGTTCATATCGTGATTAAACAAAACCGCACCGCCATCATTAAGTCGTGCTAAATCTGCTGCTCCTTCTTCATGGCTTAATATTTCGTTACCGAAATAACGCTTGACTGGATATTCCGATGAAAATGGAAACTCAAATGTTCTTGCTTTTACATTTTTGAAGTCCGTAACCTCTTTACGCTCAAATTTATCTCCATTCTCAATCGATCTAATATCAGCAATTTTTGTAAGTGCCGAAAATCGATGACCTGCATATATATCGGTGGATTCGCCATCTCTATATATTTGAATTAAAGCAGCAGGGTCATCTGCTGTTCCGTTAATAACAAAAGAACTGCTAGGAACATCAATCTGTCCATCTCTTACAATCTTTGTAATCTTACCTCTAGCTCGACCTCCACTAGCATTCCAAGACACAAAATCTCCTGTTTTTAAAGCATCAGGTTCTGCTCTTTTTTCAACTTTAGTTGTTTCAGCCATAGTTTTTTCGTTAGTAGCAGGTTCAAACTTGATAGGTTCAAACTCGTTTCTCTCAAGCCAAGCTTGTGCTTCAGAGGCAGAATATTCAGAAAGTCTGAACCTAATTGATTGAAGTTCAGCACCCTCCTCATTATCCTTTATACCAAATATAAAGTCTATGCCTTGGACCGCCTAAATGTATCATATTCCTCAGAATTTGTAATAGTTGCTGCGTGTTCATTTGGATATGGTCTTGCTAAATCTATAACTTCTCCTCTTTCTCTTGCCTTTTTAATCGCAGCAGCTTTTCCTCGACTCCAAGAGAACCCTGCGTTCCCTCCCCAGGCGTGCCATGCCACAGCCCCGGGACTCGGATATCCTTTTTCTCCAGGACTAAAACCTTCTGCTTTTTTGTCAACTTCATGTCTAGCGAAAAAACTAAACATTCTTACAACAACATCCGCTGAAAGTTCTTTTCCACTAATAATTTGCGAGGCTCGTACCGCTGCAACTTGTGTACCGCCCTTTCTACCTTCTTCTTTCCATTTTTTATACTTTCGTGCAGCAGATTTCATTCCTTCTGTAGGAGTCAAATTAATCTCTGTACCACTTACATTTGCCATGATTACTCAGCCTTTTTGCGTGTTTTTTTAGATCTGTTTGGTGGAGGAGGAGTGATATTCACATTACCCTCAGATCCAATCTCTACTTCTAAGTCTAGATCTTTATCTAATGTAACTCCTAAACTATCAGCGACATCTTGCTCTCTTGCAATCTCAGACACAATATCGTCATAATCGCCACCATTTGTCTGTGCAATTACTTGTGACTTACTCATATAACCTGCTTGTTCTGCCTCACGATACGCTCTTATTTCTTTTAATGGATCTACATAATGTTGTGCAGGTGGAGTCCATCTTGGTTTGCAATATCTTTTTGAATTAGCAGTATAGTCAGGAAAATCTAAATCGCCTGATAAAACTGATAATGCAAGCCACTCTTTAAATATTCTGAAGTGGAAATTATCAATCATATACTTCTGACAAAACTTCCAATGTTCTCT